AAAACAATGATATTCCAGGTTCAAAAAATGCAGTTGGCAAAAGTTAGTTGTTCATGTCTTTATGTTTTGCATTGTTTGGATAGACTAACACTAATATAAAAAACGTAAATATACACAACAAATATGTTTCCGGAAAAGAAACACGTGTTGTTCTCTATTTTTAGACTGAAGACAATGAATACAAAATTGCATCAGGTTTCAACAAATATGGTTCACCATATTGCAATCTATACAAAATAGAAGACAATATTGAAAATGACATAACAAAAAGCACTATTCTAGAAACACGTTCTTTCTTAGAAAAAGAAATATTGCACTGTGACATTTCAATTTTTTTGAGAACTATATTGTTGTCATCAGATCAAACATACAATTTTTTCAGATTGAGAAAAAATGACAAAAAAGAATTCATTGAAAAATTGTTTGATATATCTGTTTTTGGAGATATGTATGCTCAAATACACAAAGATATATTGACATTAGACAAAAACATATTGTCACATCAAAACAAACTTGTAGTTTTAAATAAAACAATGTCTGAATATGAAGACAGAATAAACAAATTCAATTCAGAAAACATAAAGAAAATATCAGAATTAAATAGTAAACTTATTGAACTTAATTCACAACATGACGTATTGAAAAACAGAAATGTTTCAATAAATACAGTTGAAGTCAAAAAATACCAAAATGCATCTGATATAATTGATGATACTATAGCAAAATTGCAAAGAAAAACAAATAAACTTCAAAATAATTGTTCAAAAATTGAGCTAAATATACATAAATTGACAGAAAACAAAAAACAAAAACAAAAACTAGTTGACAAACATTCTGAAATATTGCAAAAATTATGCAATGATTGCAAAAAAATATTCAGTGACTATTACAATATAAACACATATTTGAATGAAGTTCAAAAAATACAGAATGAAATAAATGAAAACATTGAATTGTTGAACAACAACAAAAAAACATTGCAAACACATTTAGACAAAATTGATTTATATGAACAAAAACAAAAAACTGCAGAAAAAAAGATAAAGTCTCTTACTGAAGAATACAATAAGACTAATTCACAATTGAACAGTATTGAAACAAGTATCTTGTATACAGATACTGAACTTCAAAAACTGAAAAAATCTGAAAATCCATACAAAGAATTGTTTGAAAACAATAAAAAACAAATAGAAACTGAAACTGAGCAATTGAATGAAATATCTGAAAAATACAAATATTTGAAATTTGCTGAAAATATTGTTTCACAAGATACACTTAGAAAATTTATAATTTCAGATCTTATTGGTTTGTTGAACAATAAAATAAAAACATATTTGACAAAACTTGGCGCAAAATTCAATGTCATATTTGATGCTGACATGAATTATGAATTCATAACTGAAGGTGGAACATGTGAATATGATAATTTTTCAGCTGGAGAACGCGCTAGATTGATGATAGCTACATGTTTTGCTTTTAGAGATTTTATGTATATTCGCAATAATTTTTCTAGCAATATACTTATATTAGATGAATTCATAGATAGTGCTATAGATAGCTTAGCTATAAACAGTATTTTAGATATTTTAAAAGATTTTAGCAAAATTTGGTAGTAGAATATATTTGTTATTAGTCATAGAAAAGAAGTAGATTCATCTATATTTAACAACATTATTCAGATTGTAAAAACTAACAATATAGCTAAAATAACATATGTAGATGAGTTGAATTGAAATTAAAATGTTTGATTTTTTGAAAAAAATCTTTTAGAAAGATAAAAACAATATGGAAAATATTAGTAATCAAAACACTAAGCAGAATCATACTAAAAAATTTGAAATAGAAATCTACAATTAGATTGTATCTGGTGATCCACCATATGAAAAAGTAAATTATCAAAAAGTCAATTATGATAAACCAGTCATAATTGAAGCTGCTTCAAAAGCAGATTTAGATTCATTTGCTGAAAAACTCAGAGTTTGCAATCAAATATTTAAAATTGTAAGAGTCATAGATGATGACACAACAACACAACAGTCTAAAATTGTTCAAACACAAAAAAATGCAATTCAAACAAATAATCAAATAAAAACTATTGAAGAAAAAAAATTAGTTGAAAATGAAACTAATAAAGAAATAGAAACAATAGTTAAGCAAAAACCAAAATTCTACAAAATTGGTGATATTGATATAAAAAATGACAATGGAAAAATTTATCAAAAACAATGGTTGAAACTTACTACAGCTGAATCTGCTAATTTTAGAATTGTAAATGACAAAACTAATTCAATTTTCAATTTAAAAGACAAACATATTGAAATGAAACGTTGGGTATTAGTAGAAAATGTAAATGACAATACATCAGAAGCACTTGAAACAGATATGATTGGAGATGAAAACAATGAGTGAACAGAAAAAATTTTAGATTGTTTTTGTGTCAAAAAACAATGATTTTCTAATAACTAGAGAAGAATCATAGATATTTGAAAAACAACATGAAAATTCAGACAATATTGTGAATTTTGCATATGTTTCTAACAATAAATTGCCTTTAGCAGATGTTTACAATAATTTTATTCTAGAACATAGAAATAAAAAAGATATAAATACTTTGATTTTGATGCATGCTGATATTAAATTGAATCTAGATTTACTTATTTAGCATATAAATGAAGTTGATGGAAAATATGATATTATTGGTTTATGTGGTTGTTCAAAAATAAAATTAAGCCAAAAACCATTCAATTGGTTCACTGGATCTCAAGCATTTCCTGAATCTAGATATGGATATGTAATGCATGGAGAAATTAGTCAAGGAACATTTTTCAATTTTAAATATCCAAGTATATCAGATCATGAAGTTGCATGTATTGATGGATTATGCATAATTTTCACATCAAATGCATTGTATAATAGTGATATATTGTTTGACAATAGATTTACTTTTAGTCATTATGATAGTGATATTTCATTGCAAGCTGTATTGCAAAAGAAACTTAAATTAGGATGTATTGTCTAGCATGATTTAATGCATTATAGTGTAGGCAAAAGCATACTTACTGAAGATTTCATGAAGTATGAAGAAATATTCAAAGAAAAGTGGAAACAATATTTAATTTAACTGTGTTTCATTTATGACATGAAATTCATAGTTTTTGATTTTGGCAAGTTGTCTAGCAGCTTGCCATTTTGCTTGATTTATAATCCAAGTGATTTGAGTTTGAATTTTTGCATTTGATGATGGTTTTTTGCATTCACATAATGGTTTGATTTCTAGCCAAACAGTTTTAAACACATTTCCTTGTTTTACTATAGCTGTAAAATCTATGTAATATCTTCTTGTTTTTTTATGGATTGGATCAAAATATTTTATTGATTGCGGTTCATAAATCCATTCAATTACAGCATTTGTTGTATCTAGATACAACATCATTCTTCGTTCAAGATCAGATTTATAAATAGGCAACTATGTGCCTTTGTATTTTTGTAGATTTAAAGGTAGATATTTTCCAGTTTTAGCATTTTGGTATTTTCCACGATTTTTATGAATCTATACCATCAAATAGTCCAATCTAATCTGTCAACATATGGCCAAGAAGGATTTCTATTGTCAACTTCATCCATATATGGAATGTAATCACACAATTGTGGAACTGGATAAAATCCTATATCTATTGATTTTATGATAGGTGTAAATCCACTAATTATGTCATCAGATACATTAGGATTGTCAACATATGCTGACATTTCTACTGATATTTCTTCTTTATATGATGTTGAAAGTTTTTTATCTACAAAATCTGACAAATGTGTTTTGTCTTCATCTGTCAATTCATATATATGATCTGACAAAATTGTTGAAATATATGTTGATAAAATTTGTTTTGAAACAGTTTTAGCTTGTTTGTTTCCACCAAATAGATATGTTTTAAAAGTGAATTGAAATGTAGTAGTAATAAAATCATCAGTACTTCCATCTAATTCATCTGGATGTTCTTCAGAAATACTGTCTGATATAACAATTTGATTGTTTAAACGAATTCCTTCATATTTAGGATGTTCACATGTCACATATACACTAGGATTGAAAAACACCATGAAATTTGATGCAATCTAATCAATATCACTAGGATATTTTGCAAAAATAACTACATCATAACTTATATCTATTGGTATAGGTGTAAGCAAATCATATGATCTGTTTTTAGATGTTATTTCATATTTGATTTCATTATTGTTGTCAGTTACTCTTTCTGCATTTCTAGTGTAACCTGTTCTATTTATGGCAATCATTGGCAATTTTAGATTGCCAAGTTTGTTTTGA